TTTCGTTTGGTCCTTACCAGGCGTTCTATTTAGACGGACATCAATATTCCATCGTGATACCTAAGTCGGCTGTTGCTGAAGCTGCGTTATTAATTGCAGGTCAGCCCCGTAACGATAAAACATTTAATTCTCTTCTAGAGACCTGTAAACGAACGTGTAAGAAGTATGATATGTTTCCTGACATGGCCCCGGCTGCAGTAATTTATATAGCTGCTTTTGCGTTTATTCGAAATATCGAAGAGGAGGCCAGTGTGATCAATTATTTTTTAAAACCTAAGAAGAACGCCATGTATGCGTTAAACAATATTTTGAGTTTCAATTTTTACAGAGTTTGGATGGTTCATCTGTACGAAGGTAACATGCTGTATTGGGCATCTACATTAACAATAGGGTCGTCATTATTGTGGACATTGGGTCTGCGTAAGTATAAAACTGTATCAAAATTTGGACTGCTCGGTGTGGCCGCTGGGGCTGTTTTAGCAGGTACTGTAGCTCTTGTTCGTAAATTTATTAAGAACAAGGTGGAGTCTACTGTGTATGAGGGTTATGATCAATACAATGTCAATAGACAGAGTTTTGCTCTTAGCCCTTATTCGCAGATAGTACATCACAAAATTATTAAATTAGCTACTACTACCTGTGACAACGCTTTGGTTGGTTTGGACGCCGGAGCCCGAGTTCTGAGAAATTTGGCTTCCCCTATTAAAGATCGATTAAATATTTTCGGAATAGGAATTTTAGTTCCTGCCGCTATTCCTGTCGTTGCTAGTTCCAATGAACAAAATGAGTTCCTTGCTGTCGCCAATCGAGGGTGCCGGGTTAAACCGGACTTTGATGAGGGTGAGGCTAAGGCTTATATTAAGTGGTATAAAGATAACTTTGACTACTTGTTCCCGAACTGGAGGGCATATGCACCATTGCAGCCCATGGACTTTAAGCAATTTTGTGCTCGGTACCCCCCTGGGGTGGCCAAGAAGTATGAAAAGGCTAAAGCCAGATATGACACATGGGGTATGCGAGACAAAGGTTTGTTTCATCATAAATCCTTTGTTAAAGTTGAACCTGTGAACAAATCGTTCATAGGACATTTCGAAGATTTTGATCCTAGATTAATTCAAGGATGTACTGATTCTATGAATGTTGCTATTGGGCCGTGGTTATTGTCTTTCACGAATTGGCTGAAGGAAGTTTGGACTATGAAACATGTAATTACTTATGCTTGTGGGATGACTGCGAATGATGCTGGAAGATGGTTTAAAGAACACTGTGAATGGGATGATGGATTATTTGATTTTGGTGAAGATGATGGTAGTCGTTGGGACTCCACCATTAGGGAATTTTTTCTAGAACTAAATCTGTGGACGTATGAAAAATTGGGATGCAGTGAGACTGATCCTAATATTGCTGATATTTTAAGGACTGACAATAAAATGAAGATGGGATATACTCCTCACGGGGTATCTTACTCTGTTAAGGGAACAGTTGCTAGCGGCCGGTTTGATACTGGAGTTGGCAACAGTTTGATTAATGGAGCATACCACCTTTATTTGTTTTGTAAGTTTAATAAAATTTGCGTCAGAGATTTGGTCGATCAATCGAACATGAGTCAAGGCTTGCCTCCTCTTACGAGAAGAAATGCTTTGAACATGCACGAGTTGAA